CGCTTGGAACCGCTGGAAAGTCGTTTATATTAATAACCGTTTCTTTCATGCCCTCTGCAGTTGAATTATATGTTGATTCGGTAGACGAACTCCAAACATTGCCTTCCGACTCTACATCTTCAAGCAATATATAGAAATCTTCATCGTCCATCGCAAAGCTAGATGTGTGGATGACCTCACCAGTCAATATCAACTGAACAACGCTTAATGATTCACTATCAAATTCATCAGATTTAACTTGTATATTATATGGTGAGCCATTAATAATAGGAGCGCGCCATACTAATCGATATTGGTACACTTCTTCTGTTGCTACGTCGTTATCTTCTAAATCATCAGTTACACTGGACCACACGGCATTAGTTGCTAAAATGTATGTATTAATAATTTTAATGAAATCTTTTTGATAATATGCTGGTATCTGAAATATCAATTGCAAAGGCGTTTGGACGGCTTTAGTACCTGGTATTTGCGTAAGAGTGCCTTGCCCGCTTTGAGTAACCGCTTGGATATCATATTTATCATTATTCTTACTTTGAGAATTCAAGTTATCCGTTAACAACAACGTGTACTTAGTTTCTCTATTTTCTAAATTAAGGAGATACTGGATATCTTCTTTAATTAGCGGAGTAAGTAATTGTTCGATTGTTTTCATTTGCTAGCACCTCACAGTATATTTGCTAAGACATCAAATTGACCTTGCAATTGCATATTATTTTTCATTTGCATTTTTTTATAATCTTGTTCCGAAATTTCACCCGAAAGAATTCCAATCAAAACAGGAGTTGCTTCAACACAAGCTTCTTGTATCCACCCTTCGTTAGGATTAACTCCAGGTCGATTGATCCATATACCATTCGTATAAACAGCGTAAGGAGCAAGTTCGCCACCGATAACAATGTCCCATGTACCAATTTCCGGATTCCAAACTTTCTTTATGGCGTTAATCGCTAAATTGCCGCTTTCTTTTGGAGCTTTTATTTTAAGCCAAAGAACTAAATAATCAACAGCTTGTTCAAATCTAGCCTCATAACTAATCACGTTAAAGCCACCATATATATTTCTTTTAGATCGTCATACTCAACGTATGATACTTGATATTTCTTGTTTTGAAACAAAACCTTCGCGCCTTCTTCAATGCCTATAAGTTTTGATACATTTGTGCTGCCTAATATCATATTGACTGTTTTGCCTTCAATCCCTGATCTAAACTGTTTAGAAGTTCTGCTAGCCGATGTTTTAGTGCACCAAAACTCCGTACCTTCTAAATCATAACCTACAATTTGCCCGTCATCAGATACAATCTGTTCATGCCATATTGCATTAAACGGTTGACCAGCTCTATTTTCCATTAGTGCCACCCATTAGTTATAATATGATTTGCCAAGATATTCTTAGCACTTCTACATATCACTATCTTATCTATTTCTTGAACCGGTATCATACTACCTGTGAATGCGTTAAATCCAGACATATGAGTATAATCAGTTTCGTTTAATTCGTACTTTAATTGCTCCATCGCGGCTTTGTTGACATAAGCTTCTTGAGCTAATGTAAGGTTGTCGATATCAAAGTTAGGCATTCTAGAATAAACATATTCTTCGATTTTCTCGACAGTCAATAATATCCTTCTATCAACTTTAGTTCCCGGTTCTTCATCATCAGGAATGGCATCACTTAAACTAATACCATAACGTAATCTGAAATCTTCTTCTGTAAATTTTGTGAAAGCCATATTAGTGCCCCCTTATGAAAAAAGAGGGTGGCAGCATAAACCACCACCCGGATTTTTTATTCTTTTGAAGTAGTTGTACTCTTAACTGTGGCTTTTGCTACATTCTTTTTCCAACCGTCTTCTGTCATTTCTACTTGTTTACCCATTAAGCATCATCAGTATTAGGCTGCTGTATGAGCATAGATGCCTTTTATTTTGTTAGACTTAACAGTACAATAACCATATTTGTGGTTACCAACTCTGTAAGCATCATAGTCTGCGTTAGGAGCATCAATTGAAGAAACAACTCTCTTCATAGCTTGAACTACAGCTGTTGGATGAATGATCATAAAGTTGATTGCTATTCCTGAAGTTTCTTGGAAGGTGAACACGAGAGCGCCAGCTCCGTTTGTTACTGTACCGGATGTTGGCCATGTTGGAGCTGTTGAACCTGATGTACCCGCAGTTGTGACTTTATAAATCTTGCCATCTGCTTCGATCATGTCATTGAGTGAATAAGCATGAGAAGCTTCAAACTCCGAGTACTGAGAACCTTGACGAATGAATCCACCAACTGTTTGGCCTTGAGTCGTGCCGTCATTTAAGTAGACTTTTGTATAGAATCTACCTTGTGGAACTGGAATAATCTGAGCAAACTCTTTTAAAGTTTCTCTTGATTTTGTAGTATCTAAAGCTTGAATGGCTCTGTATTTTGAAGCTTCTACATAAAGGATTCTTCCTTCTGTTGGTACTTCGTTAGTATCTTGAACGCCTTGAGCCGTATTGATCGCTGTCAAAAGAGCAGTTGCATCTGCTAAATTAGCCGCTACAGTGGTGCCTGCGCCTGCTGCATATTTTGCGAAACGATAAGCATCGACTTCTGGAATTGAAGCTGTTCTTTCATACTCAGCCGCTACATCCATGTAGAGACCGCCTAATTCTAACTCATCAGTTGCTTTGATAAAGAATTTACGTCCTCTATCATAATCAGGCGTAACGCTTTGCCACGCGACTGTTACATCACCGGAAGCGTATGCTGCATTAGTGCCCATCGCACCAGGACCTTGAACTGATACCTTTTTAATTTTAAACTCATTACCGACCATAGTCGCTTCTGCGTTATCTAGAGCAGCTGTTAAAGCTCCTCTTTTGTACATTAAATCTAAAGCCTGTAAATAACTTACAGGTAATGTGATTGAATTTGCCATTTGTAATTACCTCTTTCTTTTTTAGTTTTTAGTTTCTGGATTACCAAAGCCATATTTGGCTGCTAAAGCTTCGGCTTCTTCTGCGGTTGTGCCGCCATTTGATTCTTGAATTGGATTGCCAAACTTATCTTTCTTTGTTTGGTCATCTTTTTGCTGATTGTTAATTTCAAACAAGTAAGCATCAGAAGCCTTTAAAGATTCTAACTGCTTTTCTAAACCGTCAAGTTTTCCATCGATTACTTTAACTTCATCGATATTTAATAACGCTCTCGCCGCTTTGGGGTTACGAGCCCCAGCACCTCTTAAAGCATCGCTTATTAAGTAATCTCTTTCGCGCGCTAAAAGGTCGCTTTCGTATTTTTCTTGAGCAAGTTTGTTATCTTCTTGAAGTTTGTTGATTGTCGCTTGCAACTCTTCGCTGTTCTTTGAATTTTTAACAGCGTTTTCTAAATCGGCTGCAAGTTTAGCATTATTAGCTTTTAACTCTTTCGCTTGATTGCTTACTTCATCAAATCTAAATTTAGGTATGAAGTTTTCCTTGACTTCGAGCACCGCGTTTGTATCTTTTAACGCTTCTTCTAGTGCCTTTGCTACTTCATCGCCTAATAGTTTTTTTAATTCTTCATTAACAGTTAACATAATAATTCTCCTTCTCATTTTTTATCGAGGTTCAGTCCCCGGTCTGAATCGGTAATTTGCGCATTACTGCGAAATATAAAAAGGCCACAAGGGCCTAATTAATAATATTTTTCTTCGTCGCTTAAAATTCTTGTTCGCCACTCATAAAAAGCTCTACCATTATTAAGTGAAAATTTCTTATAATTAGTGTCTAACCGTTGCCAGCGCTTTCTTAACTTTGAAGCCTCTGCGTTATCACCATTGATTCTTAACGCTCGTTCTTCGAGTTTTAAATTGCGTATGCTTCTTTCATAAAGCCTTTGGCGATTATTGAGTTCGTTCTCTTTTTTAACGGTTGCTTCGTCATAATCTTGAGGTGGTCTTGATTTTGGCGTATAAGGTATTAATCTATGTCTACAGTTATAACCGTTTATAATACCGTTACCATCACCTTTAGGGCCCTCTAGCGCTTCGGATAAAGGAGTAAACGGAATTCCGTCTATAGTTCCTTTACGGCCTTTAATAGAATAAAGCTTGCCTTGATAAGGAGCACATCTCATTGATGAATCAGGATGACTTGAAGTCCAAACCAAATCTTTGTCATCCTCAGCGTACTTTGCTAATTCTCTTTGATTAGCCTCATATCGAGTTCTCATTTCCGCATAGTTTCTAAGATTCATTTTATAGGCATTGCCGTTTCTATCTGTTCGATAAACATTGGCTGGGTCAGTTGCGAGTTTCTTTACTTCACTCTTGACGATGCTTTCGTAACTTTCAATAACAGGAAGCCCTCTAGCGTCTTGTGTTAACACATTTCTAAAATTGCCTATGATTTGATTTTGTTGTTTTGGGTCTAATCCCAAGTAATCGGAAAGACTTACATTATAAGACTTAGCGATATTGCTAATTTTTGGATTGGCTTTCGAGAGCCGTTCAATTGTCTTTAAAGCAGTAGCATTAATAACTTTCAAGGATTGTCTATAAGTATATTCCCACCGTTGAGCGTTCTGTGCTAAAGCGTATTGAACTTGTCTTACATCTTCTCTAGAGATGCTTGCTGTCGCTTTTTTAATGATTTCTTTAATTTCAAGTGATAATTGCTCTTTTGGAATATTCAACTTATAAGAGCTTATTATAGCCTCTTTGATAAGAGTCTGAGCTTCTTGTACCGCTATGACTTGGTTTTCTGCGATATTCTCTTTTGGACTTTTGAAGTCTTCCATGAGCTAGTCCTCGAATATCAATTTAAGTTGTTCTTTGTTTATTTCTTCATAGTTAGTTAAAAGGCTAGGGTCCATTTGTACTATAAAAAACATCTCTTTATCATTGAGATATATCATGCCGTCAACGGTTACTTTTTCAGGAGCGTAATATAACGTCTCATTCTCGTTTAGCAATTTCATATGCGTAACCCAGATGGTTTCTTCAATAACCAATGTTCTAGCTTGAAACGCAGTTGGTTCTTCTAACTCATCCATCTGCGCTAAGTAATTTTTTGTTGGTGGTGAACAACTAACTAAGAAAACCATTAGAGCAATTACAACGATTAACATTATCTTTTTCATTCTTCCTCGCCCCCATCATTGTTGATATTTTGATCTATTAAATCTTCCATTCTCAAAGACTCTGGGTTATCTAACGTAAGACCGTTCTCAAGTTTTATTCTATCTACGATTTCTTGTTGTTGATCGCTTGATAAAGTTCTGTAAATTCTTTCAACCGCCGTTTTTATATCAGCGACACCCATGTTCTTAGCTTGGCCCCAAGTAGTAATAAGTTCCATGTCGCTCGCTTTAGCATAGTCAGGAAATTGTACTCTTACATTGCAATTATCAAAATCGACATCAGCCATAGTCTCAATACCGGGTTGTTCATCGACATAACCGTTATTAAGCAAGAAACTATTTAGTTCTAGAAGTTTCAATAAGATACTTTCTAGATAAGGACCCCAACGCCCTATCATTTCGTTTCTTGTATCAATAGTGTCTTTTTCTCGCTCTTGCTGTGACTCTGGTCCGGCAACTATCGATTCAAACCCAGCCGCTAAACCGCCTAAGCTCGTCGGTGATATATGAGCATTAGCACATATCATCCCAACTTCCATTCGCCACTTCTTGACAAAAGAGTCTGTTCTGTCGGTTCCCGAAAGGACTGTTGCCGCAGGTTCTTTGCCTTGTGCTTGGTCCATATCAACTTTAGGACTAACATAATTAGTTTTAAATTTGTCTTTACCGGTTACTTTGCCTTGATCGTCTTTATCCATCCATTCGATTGGGTAGACATAAATCGATTTGTTTTCTCGTACTTCGCTAGTGTTTTCTGAATAGAGTTCATCTAGTTTGTCAAAAGAAGATAGAACTCCTGAGTAATCTGATTCACCGTACCATGAACCCGGGAAGTCTTTGTTGGGTAAGCGGTTTGGTTTTTCAAAAGCCAACATTCCTTTAAGGCCAGGAAAGACATATGTTTCTTGTGCGATTCCACCCATAAGTTCAGGGCAGTGGTTATTCCAATCATTAAACTTGATTGGTATTTCTTTACTGTCTTTTAGTTCGTATAAGTCGTATGTAATAATTGCATCGCCTAGCTCAACAGCATTTCTTTGCTCTTTGTAAACCCACTGTCTTGCGTACGCTAATATATCCTCATCGCTTGGAAATACAGACGTTGGCCTAACAGTAGTGTATATTTCATCTCTACGATACTTTTTATTTTTCTTGGCGTTGCTATACCATTCATGGAAAGTAATTGCGGTAGTATGCCCTCTTTCTTTTGTTACACTGAATAATCTAGCGTCTGCTGTTTCAACAATTGGGAAAGGCGATATCTGTCTATCAAAAGATAGTTTAATCGCATGATGCCCTGAATAGCTTTCTTCAACAGTCGCTTTCTTAACATTGTCTATCAAATTGACTTTAGGTATGATCACATCAACAAGGATACTTCTTAATTTTTTTGAAGCTTCTTCGTCAACATCTTCGGTAACATTACCGTTTTCATCGATTTTAAACACTTCAACATCGATTGTTACTGGTTGACCCCATAAGAGCCTAGACTTCTTGTTAGATATCAATGATGGCATCCCTGTATGTACTTTGATAATGTCATCAGGTGCTACTCGCCAAAACATTTTAGTGTCAACAACTGACTCTTGCCCTAATACTATTTTTTGATTTTTGTAATAGTTTGAGAGGATGTATTCATCGCCCATAAACCACACTAGGTATTGCGTTAAAAGTCTTGACCTACGTTCTGAGGTCATGTATTCAGCTCCTAACCTGGAAAAGTCAGGGTTATATTTTATCTTATCATTCAATCTCAAAAGCCCCCTCTCAAGCTTAGCATCATAGCGCGCATTGAAGTAATCTGAAATTTTAGTTAATATTCCCATACCATCAACTCACTCTCTTAGCCGCTAATAATAGTTTGTTCATATGTCTTGTTTCTCCGTACTCGACCGCATCCATGATATCGTTCATTGGAAGGTTGTTGTCTTCTCTTTCTTTACCTTCTTTACCTTTAACCCACACAGCCGCCATATATGCGTTGTAAGCAGCTATCGCCTGGTTATGTATGTACAACCTCTTTAGTGTAAATAAGATGATGTTAAGGTCCACACGCTCTTTAATCGTCGCCTTGTAACTAGGAGCTATCGCTATAGGTAAGCCTGCGGTTTGTAAGTCTTTAATATAGTTGCCTTCTGCAGAATCAACAAAAGCTCCATCGATAAGATTCAAGATATTGCTGTGTCTAGTTAAGAAAGCTCTTAACCTATCAGTTTTATAACCATATCCAACAGAGCGACCGTTTTGTTCTGAATTGAAAACTTCAATATCAACAATAGCGGCATATTCAAAATTCTTCGAAAAGCCTAATAATGCAAATACGTTTGTTGCTCGATTCTCTGCGATGTCGACACCGATTGTAAATCTAGATAATGGATACTTAAGTTTTCCGTTTTCATCTTTTGCGTAAATATCAACAATGCAATCAGGGTTCATGTAATCAGCAAATATCATCTTGCCCCATTTGCCACGTTCGCCCAAAGTTCTAGTCTTATGATAAAAAGAACCCACCGGGTAAAGTGTCCTTAGGTTCCGTTTTTGTTTTTGGTTAAGTGCTGGGTTATCTTCAAAATCCCAATGCATGTAATAATAACCGCGCTTTTTTGTTTTGACTGAATTCATATCGCTTATGATGGAAGCTGGTGCATTTCCAATAATTAAACATTTGTTGATGCGGTTCTGATATATAGGATGGTTAGGATCATCACCGTTAAGAGTACATATTGTTATTGGATGTTCTGTTGCTCCTTGTCGAGCAAATGTTTCGTTTACAAACAATTCATCCGCAATATTAACTTCATCGATAAGAATTGTTTCAATATCCTTACCAAGTATTTTCTTCCATTTAGAGGTATCAGCATAACCGGCTAACAATATCTTCTTATCGGTTCCAAGTACAGCTACATAATAACCACCAATCTCATCTTTCTTAATTTTGTAATAATCAGGAAACATTGTTAACAACCCTAACTTTGCGTTAAGAATGTTATCGTTAATTGAGTCTGTATCTTTTGCGGCTATCAAAGCGAACTTAGCTTTTTGAGATTGAACTCTATGATGAAATCCAACTATTGCTGTTACTGATTTTGCAGAACGTATAGTTCCTTCAAAACAAATAAATCTTGTTTCATAAATTGTTTGCCCAGTCTCTTGATCGTATATATCTTTGCTTAATCCAATCCATGATAATGCATCTAGTATCTTGTTATTAAACTGGATATCAGGAGCGGCAGTAAGAACGCTGCTAATCATCGTCAGAACCCTCGATTACTTCTTGAGGTTGTTCCTCTTCGTCTTCTTCAAATTGGATTGAATTATCTACTTGTTGCAGTTTACTAGCCGCTGTAACCCTTTCTTTCATCGCTTCTAGTAATTTGTCTTCTGTTGTTTTAGTTCCGCTAGCAACATTATCGTTACTCTTATCCATGATGTTTATAAGAAGTTTTGACGCCTCTATCTGATCTCGCATCGATATTCTTTTATCAATGAGTTTTGGTTCTTCAACTTTTGTAACAATTCTTTTACCGTTGCGATAAGTTACCTTCTCGGTCTTTACCATAACAACAACTTGCTCAGTAAGTTCACCGCGCAACCCCATTGTCATTCTACGTTTAGCTTCATCGATGCTAGCCATGATTTCTGTATCTTGTTCGCCAATCAGGAATTGTATGTACGCACGAACCTTGTCGTTCCTGTACAGTCGGCTTCCTTGCCAACTCGCAGAGTTGGCACTATAACCTGCCTCGAGTGCCGCTTTTGTTTTAGTACCATATATAACATAATATTCCGCAAACCTTCGTTGCTTAAAATTTAATCCTTGCAATATGCCCGTCTTGTATTGAGCTACATTTGAAGGCTTCGGCTGCATTTTCTTTTTAGGCATGAGTCAAAACCCCTCTTTCAGTCTTAAAACCAATAAATGCTAAATTCTTTTCTTTTAAAAACGAATAAAACAAAAAAAGACTTTTTTAAAAACAAAGTCTTCTCTCTTAATTAGTAGTAATATATATAATTACTCTTTTAAATACTTAATATATAATAACTAGTATATATATGATATAACTAGGAAAAATGCATTCTTCTAGAGAGTCGAAAGGAGTTAAGAGCTCTCTAGAAGTATAGGAGAAAAGTATGGAATGAAAACAAACCAGGAATGAATAAACATAAAAAAAGAAGCGTTTTTACACACTTCCTTTACAATATCATTATATCACGTTGTTTTTAAATAGTTACTCCCGAGTTACTCCCGAGTTTGTTACTAAAGTGATTTTCTCGTATTATACCATTTAACTCTGTTTTAACATTCCAAATTGTCTTTAATTCATAGCCGGGGATTTCGTCCATTATTTCATCGTTTGTTTTACCGTCTATATACGCAAGTATAAAAACTTTTAGTTTCAAATCTTCTTTCCCTCTAGACTCAACTCTTTTTAACATCTTAGACCCTAAACTTCTTAACTTATTCAAAGTCTTTTCTTTGTCAGCAATAATTATTCTATATCTTTCAATGTAGCTAGTGAGTTCAGCTATTCTAGTTAATATCTGTTCATCTGATTGTCTTGAGCTAGACCCTTGTACTCTCGGTTGATCGTAAGTAATAGCTTTGTAAGCTGGTGGGCCAGATATTTTTATTAAATGTTCTCGCTCTTGTTCGTAGTTTTTAAGGATTTCTTTGTTGCTATTTATTTCAAAACGTACTCTGGTTACATTCCCGTAGTAGTCAAAAGCCATTATAATCCCCCGCTTTCCGCTTGTTTAAGTTCGTTGTTTTGCTTATTTCTTTGTTGAGCTTCTAAATTTATTAGAGCAACAACTATAACGTCCAATAAGGTTTTTTGTTTGCTTTTTAATTTAGAGTAGTTTAGCTTTAATACCCCGCAGACTTCCTTTGTTGTTTCTTGAATGAGAATCTGCAACTCTTTAGATTCTATTTTTGTTGTTATTTTTTTCATTTTACCTCATACCTCCTCATAATATCGCCGTTGCGTTTCCAGATGGCTTTAATATAAACTTTACGATATTCATAAAATCTATATTCTTCAGTGCTAGATGATGTTCTAACCATGCAAACCATTTCATTATCTTTATTAAATCTTAAAACTTTTAATATTTCCCATTCATTGTCTAATTCCACACAATCCCCCACCTCAAGCAAGTCGAGAATGTTGTCGCTTGTCTTATCAATGTAAGCGTCATAGTCATCATACTCGTTCGATAATCTTATAATTTTATCTTTTGTTAATACATAGCGTTTCATTGTTGAACCTCGATGTTATAGATTGTAATTAAA